CCATGGCATATTAAAATCTAATTTTTGCCCAGCAACAGGTATAATGCCGGCGATACTAAAACTCAAACCGACCTCTTAATAATTTTTAATATCTGGATCTTGCTGAGTCAGTATGCCCATAAATGTGTCCAGCAACTCTGCCTTCTGATCATCTGGAAGACCTTCGAGAAAAGCCATGATATCATCACCCATCGCCTGTACTATGATGTCATCTCCCGCCACATCATACTCGCTGGAAGCCTTGTCTTCCATCTCATCCAAGACTTCCTTAACAATTCTTCTGAGCGTGGGCCTATTTAAAATCATTTTCTTTCCTCATATAAGTTATGTTGTCGAACTTAATATAATTAGACTTCTTAACTGGTAAAACATCTCTTTTCCACAACTCTAACTTGATGGGCAATATGTTGTTGCCGTTTTTGGTGCCGGTTATGCCAGCACCTTCCATCATCTCTATTGTTTTTAATCTAGCTATTGTATCAGAGTAATTGCTGTTATTAATCTCATCTTTTGTTAAGAAGGATTCTGCAACTAAATCTTTTTTATCCTTGTTGCCGTCGATCCTCGAAGAGATGAAGAACCTTATTCTCTTCACAAAATCCGATTGGTTATCTTCTAACAAGTCGTGACCGTGCAACATACCAGATTTTACGTCGAACCAATCAAAGACCCTGTAGCCAGTAGTTTCCTCTTGAAATCCATCAGGCAAGCCCTCGATGTTCTCAAGGTCAAACAGTGTAGCGTTCTGAAAGGCTGCCTTTATCAATCGGCCGGATTTGGTTATGATTGCTAATGTGTGATCATCAACGTCAAACCGCAGCTTGCTTATTTTGTCACCGAGCGGGCACAGCCCCTTTAGGGAATGAGTATAAGACATCTCAGCGAGCACATCCTCAACCAATGAACCTGCTTCGTGACTGACACCCCCTAAATCAATCTGATCAGTGGTGCGGTCGAAAGAATGAAGAGTAATATCATTATTGAACAATAGATAATTCTCTGCTTCAAAGGCATGTAATACGGCATTAAAGTCGCTCCCTATGGTAATGTCTTTCCACTCGTAAGTTAGCATCCATCACCGTCTTCACGGTCCAGCCTAATGTTCCTGTGCCATTTCCTAAGAAGTCTATAATGATTTGGTTTTTGATAGCAGCGACCACCTGCTTTCGGGGCTCTAATGGCAGTCACCCAAGCTGCAATCCAGAGTTTCTTTTCTGTCTTGAATCTGCATTGTTTGGTTACCTTTGGTAACTTGCTAACAATATGCTGCATCCATGTATCAGCGGCAGAAAAAGGATCAGTTCTATCAGTGCCATAGTACTTTTCATACCATCTCCACTGCTGTACAATACCAATTGCCATGGGCTTTTTCTTGTTTTTGCTGAACTTTTTATCGCCCTTTGCAGCCGGGTTGTAGCCCGACTCCATGCAGGCGGCTGCGAGCAGCATGCCTCTCAACTGACTGGGCACTTCGTAGGCCTTCTCAACATCAATCAATAAATCAATCAATGCCTCATCAACTTTCTCAGGGCTCCTGTTTTTGCAATGCCATATGGCTTGGTGCTTTATTTCTTCATATGTAATTTCACTGTCCGGTAAAATTAACGAGTCTACTGGCTGGATAAAGCCACCAGACCCATGTTCAAAGTTTACCGGCTGAACGAAATTGTCTGGCGTTGAGCCGCCAACCATTATTAATAGGGGTAACATATAGTGCATTTTAATTTTCTCCTCTAAAGGCTTTCGTGGCAACTGGCCAGAGTCCTTCAGTAATTTTTAACATTCCTTTTGCTAATTCTTGTATTTCCCACTGTGCTCCTTCATGAATTCGTAAGGATATAAATTTAAGTAGGTTGCTCAAGTTAACTGTGCCATAATATTCGGTATACATATTTTGCGGTAGCACACCGCGAGCTTGCTCACGGCAAACCCCGGCCTCAAGTAGTGCATCAAAAAGTCTTAACGAGTCTCTATGGTACATTTTCAATACAGTAGATGCAGTTCCTTGATAGCCACCGGATATACTTCCATTCCCTGTTGCAATCACAATACTTGGATCAACATCATCTAGGTTAGAAGCCTGGCGATTGGACTTATGTTGGGTTCTAAAATCTTTGGGCTCGTAAAATTGAATATTAAAATCAGTATAGCGCCTTGAAATTTCATTATAAGACCAAGTGCGATGACGATGGTGTTGTGAACGAACAAACAAAGGCACTCTCATGCGAAAAGTCACAACATTATGTTCAAAAGTGCTAGTATGTTTATGTTCCACAAGATATTCAATTAACTTCTTGTCTTTATCATCAAGCTCGTCTTTGTGTTTACCAAAAGAAACGCGAGCACTGTTAACTATTGTAAGGTCAGTGCCCATGTGGTCTACTAATTCAACGAAGCCCTTACCATCTCCGTATAATTCTACTCTTTTCATTCTTCCTCATAGAAAGCAATAACATGACCCTCTGAGATTAAATAGTATTTTTGTCCTGAAATACTAGTTTCCTCAATTAGGTGAGAGGGCACCAAAAGGCGCATGCCGGATCGGAGCTTCGAATCAACGTTTGGTTCGAGCAGCGTTACCAATTTATACCTTGAGACCTCTATCGTGACTCCTTCGGGGACCAAGACAGTGGCCTGCTCCTTTTGGGATTCCTCTTCGATTGGGTCAACAACCAAATATTTGTTTAAAGGATAAAGCATGTCAAACTCCTGGGACGCTCTTATTCAGCTTATCGA